TCCACAACATTTTTATTGTGTAACCTAGACCCTCGTAATGCTTAGCGAATTGATTCCACTCTGCTTCCGTGAACTTCTGTGTAAATTCGCAGGAGCACTTCTTTCCTGTTCTTGGGTCGAAAGCAGGTTTGTCCAAAAGAGCGTGATACAAATTTTTTTCATTTTCTTGTGGAACGTAAGAAGGTTCTACCTCCTCGCCACTCTCTACCTTCATTTCAGCTTCTGTCTCGTTAAGCTCCTCTTCCGCGAAATCTAACGAATTTCTTTTTTTGCTTGTCATAAATTTATAGTCAATTAATTAAAAGTTTACTTACCTTATCCACTTTGCTTTCAACTAGCTATGCCCGCGTCTTGTAGGGGTGGATATTGTTCCTTAACATATTCCAAAAGTTTATTGGATATTATCCTAATCTTTGCGTCGAAGTCCAGCTGCGCACCGAACTCGATAATGTTTATATTCTCCCTTTCAAAGCGATCTATAAAAGATGCAAAGTTTACTTTTAGCCTTAGCGCGTCCGGATTAAGCAACGACTTTTCTTGCAGCCTTATTATCTCCTCGAACGTGAAATGCCGATACGGCTCTAGGTGCTTTAATATAAAAGCACGTTGTTTTGCCTGCTCGTTATTCCGGTATTCGGAGTCCCTTATTTGGTCTTGCAATAAATCGAGGGTTGCCTCGCTCGCCCCGTTCTCCTTCGCTTTCTTGTATTGCTCGTACAAGTCAGCCGCCGAATATATGTAAAATTCCGTCCCTAAGGAGATGGAGCTGCCCACAAAGTTTTCTCCGTAACGCAGAGTGCAACACGTGTCATCCACGAATTTTATAGCCTCTTCGATGTTTCGTTTTATCGCATTCAACACGTCTAGCTTACTCTCGAAACTAGACGTAACTTGCATCTCGTTAATGCTTTGCTTTTCATTGACGCCGCCACCGGTGCCGACAACACTTTCGAATATTTCTTTTTTAAGGCGAGCCACTTCTTCGACATTATAGTCCAGCGAATTTTTGTCGACTGTTGTAATCTGAACCGGATTACGTAGGTCGGGGTCTCCTCCTGTCGGAATAGGTATCTCGATAAACGAGCCAACACCCGCCAATTTTTTGCTTGCACAAACGGGGCATTGTTCTATGCTTCCGTCGCGCAGCACTTTGTAATGCTGATTTTGGTCTCTTAAGAAGCCCCCATCGCAATAATCTCCGGTTTCGTTGTTGCGGAAATCGCAGTCGGCTGCGTATGCGCTGTAAATAGGGTAAGGTGCATATAAATCCAAGTGCCTTTTACTTATCAAAAAGAAAAGCAACCAATCTAAATTCGAAAGCTGAGGGGATAAAGGAGACTTCTTCAAGTCGGACTGCTTCTGTATAAGGGGGTCCGACCAAAAGAATTTTGCGGGGCAATACCCGAGGTTATGCGGCTTTTCGATTACTTCGCCCGTGATTTCGCCTTTGTCGTTTATCTTAAGGGTTCGATAAAACACAGCATCAAAGCAGGCTATCTTATTGTCCGCCTGCTTGAATATTATCCACTCTATCTTACCGTCTTTATATTCGTAGTCTATAACGCTTTCGATCCCGAGCAAATAAAAATAAGGACTTGGATAGGCACCGTCTTGCGCCTCGGGAAGGTCGACTATTAAAACGGAATTTATAGCCGTCTTCATTGCCGCAAGCCCTTTCGTCTTAAAAAAATCTCCCTCTTTTAAAACGTTACTTCTATACCACCCCCAGTCGTCTCGGAATGTCGAGTCAGTAAACTGGTAGCTAAACGATGGATTTTTCCCCTCGAACACACGGGCTAAATCTTTAAATATCTGCTCTGTAAGTTGGACGGTCGGGGCTGGAAGTCTGAAAAGGCTAACGAATATTTTATACTTGTCTTTTGGGATCAAGGTCTTGACCCAGTTTAAAAACTCAGTAGCGGTTTGCGATGCATCTGCGAAGTCCATAAAGGGCTCGGCATGGAACCGAAGATGATTCTCATGTCGAACTGCCCTCTTTATTGCTTGGCTATTTTTCGGACTTCTTATTGCTTTCCTTATTTCGTCTAAGCTCAACACCATTTTGTTCTGTTATTTCGAAATCTGAATCCTGCGGAAAATGCCAACCACCATTGTTCGGCATTCTTAATAACCTTTCCGCGTGCGTTATTTCAAATTCTCGCCTTACTTCTCCAGCCTCGAGAACTACTTTTTTTATTCGTTCTTGCATGCCATAAAGATTAAGGGTTAACTAAATCCGACAGTGCGTTAAAGTCTGTAGGCGTTACAAACACAAGATTGTCCGACCAGTTAGGAAAAAACTTCCACGAAATAACATTCATGTCGGGGGCTTCCAAACCGCCCAGCGATTTGTCTCCCACAAAAAGAGAAGAAATCGGAATAGGATAATACGCTGTCGGGGTCGTTACATTATCTGCCAAACATGCGATTCTGCCATATTCGTCTACAAGATAGACTCCGACATTCTCGCTCATGTAACTTTTTAGCGCGCTGATAGTCTTCTGTGCCACTCTTAAGATGTTTGCCGTAAAGCTTGTAGGCTCGCGACCGATAATTATCTCGACGCCGCCAAGCGTTTCATTTCCACCACCATAGGTCTTTGCAGCTCCTGCCTCCGTTGTAGGGGCATTAAGATAAGGAGACGGAACGACCTTTGTCCCGTTAGATGCAGAAAGCACTGCTGTCCAAGAGGCCTTCAATTTCGGATCCGCGGTTGCCGCCAAGAATGTATTTTTTGTTCCGGCACCCGAGTATATTCTTTGGAAAATGACCTTCTGCACCTGCCCCAAAGAGGATGGACACTCGTCTACTGGAATGTCGGCCAGCTCTGCCCCAACAGGGCAATTTACTAATAATCCCATTTTTAAAATATTTAAATGATTAAACTTCCACAAATATAAAACTTCCTTTTTAACCGCGGCAAAAAAAAAATATTTTTTTTAGTTCCTTCGCCTTAGTCCCTTCTTCTGCTTTTGTTTACTCAGCTTATCAATAGCCAAATATCTCATCGGGTCGATCGCGTGGTTGAAGGCATCTATCGGCTTGCTAAGTGCTCGACCTTCCGAGTCTTTATCCCACATGTACTTTCGTAGCTCCGAAATAACATTTACACTCCTACTGGTTACAAAGAACTCGCTCTCCTGCAGTATGTCTATGCCAAATCTTACCGAGTCAGGTCCCTTGTCCGCGGGCTTTACGCTAAAGCCGTACAGATTTATTTCAGCGATCGATTTAGGCTCTGCCGAGTCTGCTACTACATATTCTGTTCTAGTAACACCTGCCGACTTCATCATTTTTGCTATGTCCCCGTTTGTAAGGCCCGTCTGATAAATGACCTCGTCCCAAATTACACTCCCGTTATAATAGTATGCCGCTATTAATGTTGTCGGGTCGTTCGTGTATCCGAAGTCCATACCGTAGCCTATCAGTCTTGCCTCTCTCGGTATGCCGCTAACTTGCCTCCAGTTCGTAAATATTACTCCGTCCAATGTGCCTACCATCCCCAGTCCATATACCATCCACCAATTGTGCCAATATTGATCTTTTATGTTTTGCGGACCGAACAACAAAGGCGGCTCCAGGCTGGCATTAAAATAGGCCTTGTCCTTTGCCTTCTCGATTTCTTTAATAATGGCCGGAGAAAGAGCCTCGTTATCCTTGTATGTTAAAATGATTTCTTCAAGGTCCTCGTCTTGTTTCACCTCGGTATGGTACCAAAATTCGGTCGTCGGGTTAAAGTCCAGCCATATTGTGTCGCTCGTGCGTATGGCCAGCTGATTATAAGCTTCGAAGCCGATATTGTTACACTCGTTTATGTACAATATATTGCGTCGAGGTCCCCTAACCTTGCCCTCCTGGTCGGCAGAAAAGAACTCGATGTACGACCCGTTATGGAATGTGTAGGTAAGCAGCGTTCTGTTGTACCTCGTGTCGTCGTAGCGTCCTGTTACCTTCATTATCTTAAGAAAATCTTTCAGTGCCCCCTTTCGTAGGTGTGGGACCGATTCTGATACGACGGATATTTCAAGCCCGCCC